TCGCGTTGGAAACGGTTAGGAACGATTGAGATCTCACCGAAGTCAGATACATAAACGTCAGCAGCACCGATTACAGCACCTGGTTTTGGTGAAGTGATCTGATAACGGTTAACAGCAATACCAGCAAAGGTAGAAGCTTGTTGTTTGTTAGCAGGACCAACCATCAAAATTGGAGGCTGAGTTACAGAGTTAACGTATACAGACTTAACCATTTGCTTAACCAAAGTCTCAGTAAAGCTACGTTGTGTACCATCAGTTGCACCAGCATTTGGGTAACCAGAAGTTGTACCAGACAAAGTTGGGTTAGCACCGCCGGATCCACGGAAAGTGTTAGTTGTCAACCATGCTTCAAAACCAGCAGTTTTACGTGCAGAGCTTGAAGAACCAGCATTACCAGCTTGGTTAGAAGTAGCAATAACTTCCATATCACGCTTCAATTCCTTAGAACGCTTAGCCAACTGATATGCCAATTCAGAACGGCGACCAGCTTTGTCTACAGCTTCCAAAGTACCAGAAACGATAACAGTTTTCACAGAGATCTGTGTGTAGTTACCAACACGTGATGTTGGGTTAGAAGTTTGGATAGTTGGATCGTCACCTTCAATTGCAGCGTTGGTGGAATCTGTTGCAGCCAAACTGTCAACCTGCCACTCGTAGTAAGTGTTAGAAACAGTTTCTTTACCAGCATTGCTGATAAATGGGGTATCAGCAGGGCTGATGTTGTAAATTACGTTAGCTAAATCTTCGCGAATACCTTTAGCTTGGTATGTCTGAAAAGTATTTGTTGGAGCAGTCATCTTAAATCCTATCTATTAAATGAAAAAGTCAAAAGCTGCAGCAGCATCTTTCATGCTACCACTCTTAGCAAGACGCGTTTGAGCTTGCTTTGCCTCAGATTGCTTGGTGGGTTGACTTCCGGCAGATCCTGGCTTGGAGGTTTTAGGCCCCTTGCTAGGAACAGGTTTAATAGAAGATTTCTTTCCCATCAATTCGTCGTAGAGGGCTGCTTTACGCAACAACACCACGGCACGATGATCCATAATCTGCTCCAGTTCACTATCAGCATACCCAACTGCTTTAGCCGCGTCCATCAACTTAGCTCGCTCGGTTGCTGCTTTCTTAGAATCTTTCCACTCAGGAATTGCTTCCACAAGTTTTTGAGCTTCTAAATGTAACTGTTCCTGTCTAACTTTTTCCGCTTCTTGCTTAGCTGTTGCGCCTAGACGCTCTTGCTCAGCCTTAACGGCATTCAGTTTATCCTGCTTGTCACGCCACAATTCGCGCTGCCTTACCCACTCATTAGGATTCTCTTGATAGAGGCGATCCCAATCTGGAGCCTGGTCGGCTTGTGCTAATTGTTGCTCTAACGCACCTAACATCTGAGCGTAATACGCACGCTCCTGACGCACTTGACTCAATTCGGCTTCAGCTTCTTTACGCTGTTCTGCCAGTGCTTGGGTCTTACGCGTATAGTCCTGGGTTCGGCTGTAACCTTTCTGAAGTTCGTCAAGCGTTACCTCAACTTCTTCCCCGTCAACTTTAACGAGGTAGGACTTGGGTTGCTCTTCTTGCTCCTCAGATTCTTCCGTCTCATCAGACTCGGATTCTTCCTCAGCTTGCAGGGCTTCGGCGTCTTCCTCAGTTTCCGATTCTGTACCTTCTACATCCTCGGTTTGCGCCTCAACTTGCTNTTGTTCCCCATCTTCGATGGCCAAAAGTGAATTGAAAGCATTTTGTGCATCAAAATTCTCTCCAGTTCCTACTGCTGGATTACTGGTTTCGTTTGACATTGTATATTCCTTTTATAAAAAGTAAAGAAGTTACAGACCTTCTCGGTCTTGTTTTCTTTTAATGATAGCTTTGGTAATTGCGCCTCGTTCAAGAATAATTCTCATATTCTTGGCAAAGTCGTCAACTACTTGAGCCGCTATATAGAGTCGCTCGCGCTTCTCTTTATCAGTCGGATCTGAAGAAAGCCAATCTTCTACATAGGCATTCTTCAAACTCGTCAGAATCTCGTTAAGCAGTGGGTTATCTAAAAGATGTCGCGCCTGTTCTGCTTTTTTGATGTCGTCTTCTATCATTTTTAGGCTAGGAACCTCAGTTTATAAAGAGTTGAATCGATCAAAGATTGTACTTCGTCGATTAAGTTTTGAATTTCGGAATCTGATGGCATATCTTTACGACGTTTTTTAACAAAGTCGCTTAGACTTAGAATCTCGGATAAAGGGTCTGTGCCTGGCGTTTTGAATCCATTTGGATACTCTTCGATGATCCCATACTGGCCCTGGTAGGCCTCAATGATGGAATCTGCCAAATCACCAATACCGCTATAAAAATCATTCAAAGCCATATGCTGAGAAAATGATCTTGTTTGCAAATGCATAATGTGACCCGAAGTCACAGAATGCAATAGACGGATGCAAAATTCTGCTACAGAGCTATCTGTCATACTGGTCCTTGGGGTTGTTGTGGGTTTGCTATAGAGCTAACCATTGCTTGCTCAACTGCGGCAGAACGGCGTGTTTGCTCAGTACCGATAGCGATGTCACGTTGCATAGCTTGATCACTAATATCAGTACTATACTTTAACTCTAATTCGTATTTCTTCAATACTTGATCGCCAGAGATTTTTTCGCGTTCACGGGCATCAACCATCAGATCGTTACGTTCTTTAATTTCTAATTCAGCCGCTTTCTTAGCTACGTCGGCTTGAACAGCCTGAGCCTGAGCTTGAGCCAATACTTCTTCTGGAGTTGGCTTATTAGGCATTTCAAACTTAAAGTCAATTGGCAACTCGTTAAAGTATTTGCTTGAATCTTTAAAGCCTGATAGTTCGGTCATTTGACGTAAAGTGTTTACGTATTGGCCAACAGAAACCACAGGGTTTGACGGTCCGAGCTGTTGCAAGATCTGTTCTTGCTTAGCAGCAACTTGAGCCAACATAGCCATCTTAGTTTCAGTTGTTCCAGTACCAAGAGCTACGTTAACGGAAACGTCCATATTGGCATTCCAAGTACGTGGATCCATTTCTACCCACTTGTCGCGCAATTTAATCATGCGACCTTTATCTTGGTTTTGCACAATTAAGAACAAGATGCCTTTAAATAATTGCTTCATACCTTCAGCAAGTACACGAGCCAACAACTCAACTTGACCTTGGCCGGCAGTAATCGTAGCGTTTACGGCGGCTTTAGTTGTGGATTGGAGNGCGTCAGCATCTAGACCCATAGAGGCTTTAGACATACCAGTACGAGCTTCTTTGACCATATCCATATAGTCGAGTACTGGCATTGCAGCGCCGCCTACAAAAGCAGTCTCTAATTGCTGAGCCATACCTGGGGCGCGTTGACGAATAATCGCGCCAACTTCATTGTTCAAAACGTCATCGATATTGACTTGACCTTCTACAATCGCCATACGAGGATTGATAGACTGAGCCAAAGAATCAAGCATTCCACGCATCAAATGAGTCTTGATACGTTGGATATCCATAGTTACATCGGCAATCGACAAGCCGAAGAAAGCGTGAGGCTCGGGGTCGCATTCGAAAATTGCAAACGGCATATGGTCGACTGGCTCGTGGTGCAAGAGCTTAAATGTAGGACCAGCCATACAGACTTTACGAAGTTCTGCAATTCCATCTCCATCAAAGTCTACTTTTGCGTAAGCTTCACTATAGAGCACACGACCAAGAGCAGGATTGAAAGAATCAAAACCACCAATAGCGCGAGCAAGGGGCTGACGGGTAATGTACTCAATGTTGGTGTCAAGTTCATTTGATGTTACGAATTGACGCATATCGTCTTCATCGTATCCCATAGAGACTAGTTCGGAAACAGTCTTCATCGAGCGATGAGCGACTACCATTGCATCCTTGATAGAACGCGCACGACGATCAATCAAGAACTCTTCTGGAGGCATTGATTGAATGCTGATACGGCCTTTAGAAATACGACGCTTGATACGGACATCGTGAACTACAGGTGGNTCCCCCATCACCATTTGACCGGTTGCTGGGTCAATTACTGGTTGACCATCTTGGCCAATCATTGGCTCAGGCAGAGCGCCAGGAACTGGGTATGAAGCTTCAATTTGAAACTCAACGCCTTCGTTGTCTTGCATCAGCATAGCAACAGCATTGTCATCTAGACCAGTGTAGTTCTCAGTGTGAACTTCGTCATTCTCATTCCACCAGTATTTAACGAAGCCAGACTTGCGAACTAAGGCATCCTTAATAGCAGAGTAGATAACCTTAAAGCCTTCGTTATCGCGTTGAACGATATAGTCGGCGTAATCAGTAGCTTGTGCAGCCATCTCAACTTCATTAGGAGTCTCAGGTGTGTACTCCACAATTTTCTCGGACGAGAAGAATATGCGCATCAATTGAGGCATAAGTGAAATAACTGTATCGCGAACGTCCATTGAAATAACTTTGGAACGTCCTTCTTCTTCGTCACCTAAAGGATCGCCACGATAGTAAGAAGTAGCTAGGGCGCGAGCGCCACCAATCTCTAAGTCAATATATCGAACGCAATCCATCAACTCGCCCGCGACGATAGCCTCGAGGTTGGTTTCGGTCATCGGTTCGTATAGTTGACCGCCTTCACCTTCAGCATCATCTTCAGCAGCCTCAGCATCAGCTTGCTTGGCATCGTTCTCGTTTTCTAATTCATCAAGAATGCGCTCAATGGCTTCTTGATCGTCGATTGGAGCCGTCTTTTGTGGTGCAGGTTTTCTAGTTGCCATATGTATTCTTAGTAGTAACGGCCAACGGCCTGATTTGCTAAACCACTACGACGCGCTTGAGGATTAGGCATCATCGGGCCTTGCATTCCAGAAGCAGGGAGACCTAAGTTGCCAGTCGTCATCGATGGCATATTAGACTCGGTATAGGGAACTTGATACTGTTCTTTCTTCTGTGGAGGAGAAATCATATTCAAAACAGAACCTAAAGCTTGTCTATCGCCTGGGTTTTCATACAAAGATTTAATGCCTTCGATCCCTTTAGTGTACGGGGAAAGTAAACCAGTCGCTACATTTCCTGCCATGTCGCCAGCAGTCATCGGCTGAGTAGCGGTAGGAGTAGTAGCAGCTAAACCAGCGTCGGCGTTAGAGCCGTCTTTGGCGTAATCCATTTGTTGACCAGGAGCTTGAGCGCCAGAGTTTTGACCCATTCCCATGCTCATACCACTGCCCTGCATATCTTTTTGGGCATCGCCCAGCATCATATTAGCGATAAGTTCCCACATTATTTCCNCCCTGCCGGTTTTTGTTGGTTCTTATTGCCACGTGGTACTGAAGGCGCGGGTTTCTTTTCGGCTAATGGATTCGGGCCAAGTTTGTTTTTGGCGGTGTATTGTTCCATTGCTTTGAGATCTTTTGGGCTAATCATTTTTTGCCTTTCTTGGTGGCTTCACGTTTTACCGCGTATGCGATTGCTACAGCCTGTTTAGGTTTTTTACCTGCCGCAATTTCTTTGCGAATATTTCCGGTAAATGCAGTTTTGGAAATCGACTTCTTTAAAGGCATGATTATTCCTATAGGCAATATGCGTGTGAGTTTATCAGATTTTGATAAAAAAGTGGGTCAGTTCGTGACGCTGACCCAAAATGCGTAGAACCATAACTACGCCTCGGAGGTAATACGTGGTCATCATACCATTGAAAGTCCTCTTTTCAAGGGTTTTGACCACTTGGAATTAAAGCTTGTGCCGTAGGAAACTACCGCAGCATCACTAGCAAAGGTAAGTACAAAAGCATCCGCTAAGTCTGGAGATGGTAATCCACGCTTGCGTATATCTTCTTTAGCTTCAATTTGCAGCTTGCCGTTAGAGGTGAACTTGTAGCGCACGGTGGCAAGTTCTGTGATGAGCTGTTCGTCATTGGGCAAACGGCAGTCTCTTCTTTCGAGCCAGGCTTTGGCTTTGTACCAGAGTTCTGCCCGCAAGTTACGGTAGGTGGTTCCCATTGCTGGGGACTCTGAAACATTGATGCCCCTAGCAGGAAGATTAAGCTCGCGAAGGCGGTCAACAACCCCGGCACCAAGGCCGATACTATCCACCAGAATTTCCATTGGTCGGTCTTTTTCTTCAAGGGATTCCCATTCGGCCACCACTGCGCCAGTTAGTTGCATTAAGTCTAGATTACGCCAGCGACGGATTGATTCGGTAACTTCATTACCTTTTCGCTTGCATAGTGTGGACGAGTCTGAACCAAACCGTGCCACGTCTAAACCCCAAATCAGGGGCGCGACCTTTGAGCCTACAACATCTCGTTGCTTAGCAGACTCAAGAAGATCCATAGGGATAACGGTATCGTCATCTGATTTAGGAAATTCACCCAATACACGGATACGATAAGCATTTGATTCCTCCCCGTAGCGAATAGCCATCTCACTAACGTACTCTTTACTGACCCGGCTACTGTCAGTACAAGATACCTTGCGCGTCCACCATTGGTCGGCAAGTCTTGTATGGGTTGCGTAGAAAAATCCTGAGCTTCGAACTGGATTTCCTAACAAAATTGTTACTGCTGAATGTCCTGACATCGAACCTGCCGCAGCTTCAAACACCTGCTCTGGCACACCGGATGCCTCATCGGCAATCAGCATAACGTGTTCAGCGTGAATACCCTGGAGGGCTTCTGGCTGTTCGGCTCTTGACGTTCTAGCTGAAATAAAATTTTCAGTAGGGGACGCTTTTAATTCAATACGCTCTGCCTTGGCATCTAATAAATCCTGCAAAGGCTGGGGAAGTTCTTTAATCCAACGCTTGATCTCTGCAAACAGGGCGTCGTATAACTGGGCAGAGGTGGGGGCTGTTAGAACAATCTTGGTATGAAAGCGCGTCAAGATGTACCAAATCGCTGCCCACGAAACTACTGTTGATTTACCAACTCCGTGGCCAGAACGCACAGAAATTCTACGCTCTCCAGAAGCAATTGCGTTTAATAAATCAGCTTGCCATACGTCTGGCTCAATTCCTAAAACCTCCCTTACAAACCGTACGGGGTCGTTTTTGTAATCGATTAGAAACTGATCGAACGGATTTTGCTGCGACGTCACGTTGCTGCTCATGTATGGCCTCTACTCTTTTTAAAAGTCTGGTTATTGTAGTTGTACTCCACAGTCCTTTGCCACCTGGAGTTTCGATATTACGCTTGTTTAATTCATCTGCCAACTTCGTTCTAGACATTTGATTGTCTGGATCAATTGCAATCACTTGGGCCAAGATGTCATGGGCCTTCTTATCTGCTTTAGCCAATCTAGCTTCCTTAGCTGCGCGCCTGGCCTGGGTAGATACTTCACCACCTCGGTATCCTCCGAGCTTGGTTCCTCTCTGCTTGGCTTGATCTAAAGCTGCAACGATACGCTCTGAAATCCTGCGACGCTCAAACTCCGCGACAGCCGCCATTTGAGTTAAGACCATGCGACCTACACTGGTTGTTCCGTCTAAATCAGGAAAGTCACCGAATAAAAGTGGTACTCCAGAATCTGCCAAAGTAAGGAGGAACTTAGCGTCACGTGCTAAGCGGTCCAGTTTAGCCACTACTAATGTAGCATTGTGGTTTTTACAATAGGTCATAGCGGCGGTGAGCTGCTGTCTACTGTTGTTCGCGCCAGATTCTATTTCTTGGAAATTTTTTAAAATTTCTCCACGCTTAAATTTTATTAATTTTTCGACAGCCTCTTGCTGAGCTTCTAGGCCTAGACCTGACTGCCCTTGCTTGGCTGTGGATACTCTGTAATACGCTACAAATTGCATAAATCCTCCGAATTTTTATTTTTTTAAATTTTTGGACATCGATGTCTGTGACCCTCCGTACCCAGGGCGCCCCCGATATTTCGGGCGGTGGGGGGTCGAAGACGATTTATTATAGCACGAATGACTACTAGTGTTGTCAATAGTGATTGTTTAGTCTTGATCGATAACAGGTCCGGCCTTTCGTAGGCTGCCCAAGTGTAGATCCGTTATAGATATATTGACGGCCACGCCTTTATTCTCGGCCCAGCGCCCAGGATCCATACGCGCGGCGATCCACTTTCGAGCGTCTATCGATACCCTGGCCGCGTTCGTCTCGATCGTTCCGGCTTCTACCATTCCCGCTAGCTCTTCGATTTTCTCGGCGTGATTCGCGGCGCGTGTCTCACGTGCTCGCCTGTAGGCGTCGGCGTGTTCGGGACGGTTTAAGTAAGCCGAGAGTATCGGACGCGATACGCCAGCAGCCGCGGCGATATCCTTCGTAATCATTCCCTCCGATAGTTTGTCCAAGATAGTATCAATCCCGATCTTATCGAGCGCGGCATTCGCTGCCTTAGTTATTGGGCGTCCGGCCATAGTGTTGTTTTCTTTCAACTTAGGGTTTGTCCTAATTGCATGATAGACAACGTAGGCCAATAATGCAATGGAGCGCTCTAATAAAGCGCCTAATTAAACCACTAGGAGCGTACTAAATGAATGCAACAGAAAAAGATTTTAACGCCGAAGTAAATAGGATTAACGACATAGCAACTGGCGTAATTGGGTTCTCATATCCAGCGGATCCGTGCGTGGCCTTAGAAGACGCGCAGCCTTTTGAAGGCCAGGCCAATCATTGGGATATGGCCATTTTTGCACTACAAAACGCGGCTGCTAGCCGTATTGTCGAAGCGGGTTTAAAGCCCTCTGATTTTGGCCTTGATTATTAATCCAGGAGGATACGCAATGGAATACCACTTGATCGCTGCACTAGTTTACGCGCCTTTAGTTTTGGCCGTGGCTGCAATTGTTTACGAAGCATTTACAAACTTAAAAGGATAAGCAATGGAAAAGATTCTATTGGTAGAGATTAAAACCGTATACGGTAACGAGACGATCTATCCGGCCAATGATACGGCCCAAGTCTTCGCGGATCTTATCGGGACAAAAACCCTTAGCCGTATGAAGCTGGCATTGATCCAGGCCCTAGGTTATACCGTACAAGTGAAAGCGCCTACATTATGAAGACAATCAAAACCCCTCCCACAATCTGGGAATGCTTGGCGGCTTGCACGCTGGGCGCGATCTTAGGCGCTGGCCTTATGACTATTTATATCTTAAACACTGGAGGATTTTAAATGCTTACGTTATCTGATATCGATCTTATCGAAGGCGAAACCACTTGCACAATGCTGGAATACGCCGAAGCAATGCAGCGGGCAATTAATAGCGGCGTGGCCTGGAAAATGCAGGGATCTTATGGCCGGGCAGCAATGGACGCGCTAGAGTCCGGCGCCTGTATGCTGGGCCGCGAGCGCTGCGCGGATTGTAAATTGTGCGCCATTAGCAGCCGCGAGGCTATTATTGGTTTTCCTGCCCACGGTACGCAAGCCAAAAAAGCGGCCCGCGTATTCATGATGGAGGCCGTATCATGAGCGAGATTAAAGCGGGTAATATTGGCGTGCGATTATCGGACGACGCCGGCGAGTTATACCGGGTCCGGTTTTGTAATGATAAGCCCTTGATTAAAATTGAGCGCTTAACAGATAGCTGGACGGCGTGGCTATTAAAATCTGATTTTTGGGTATTAATAGATCGTCTATAGATAATGCTTACATAATGGCCCGGCGCTGCTGCCGGGTTTTTATGTAAGTATTATGTAAGTGAGTACTCACTTCATACCCGATTAACTTAATAATATTCTATTAACTTAATTGGGATTATGGAGCGGGGATATATTGGGGCCGCTGGGCCTGGGCATTCCAGGACCTGCACAATTGAAGGATTATCACGCTATAGAGTACGTATTGCAGCCATTTTAAGGGCCTTTTAAGCCGCTTAACTAAAATTCTGATACCTACGTATCACTTTTTAAGAAAAGCGCTTAAAAACGCTATACGTCGTTTTTAGAAGTAAGTAAGTGCTCACTCTCGCTGGAAGCCCCATTCTACCGTTCAGCCCATGCGAAAACTTCGACCTATCTACCTTTTCCAATGTCAAAAAGACAAGGAAAAAGTTTCAATAATCTGATTCATTCGATTTTGCTGCACCTTCTCGGCTCTGTGAAGCTGGGAGCCTTATATCTAAAGGCTTGTGAAGCAAACGCTATTTTTTGTGAAGCAAATGTGAAGGAAATATCCTTTAAAATCAACGATGTGAAGGATGTGAAGCAAATTCCGGAAAGTTTATTCTCGTATATACAAGGTAAATAGCTATCTCTATTTTCTCGCGTGAGAGCTAATTTGTCTAAATTTGCTTCACATCCTTCACATCGTTGATTTTAAACAACTTTATCTTCACATTTGCTTCACATTTGCTTCACAAAACACCAAATTTGCTTCACAGTTGTCAGTGATGCGATGAGCACTCACTTTCCGGCAATCTTCGCCAACCTCTGTTGCCTCTCAAAATCGTCTCGACAATCTGAGTCGCAAAACAATTTTGGTTGGTCGCCATCGATACCTATAAGTTCAAATTCACAGAACAAACACACCCCTTTAGGTATCAAATGCGCTGGTCTATTCTTGATAGCATTGGCCAAGAAAAAATCAATTTCAGTCTGGGCGCGGTCAATATCATCACTCATTATTATTATCTCGATACTAGTATTATGAATATCAATATGCCTATTAATATTACTGTGTCATTATCAATCATTATGTATTATCTTTATTATCATTAATATATCTATCATCCATATCAGGATTATGTTTTATTGTCCCCATAAGAAACATTAAACAACACATCGCATGACCAATATGGGAATATCCCGACTCCGGATCTTTATCTTCACCATCATTAAATGCGTGGATATGTCTTAATGCCGCGCCCACCAATCTAGAATAGTTAATGCCTTTACGCCAATTGTGAGCAGCATATTTGTTTGCGCCAAATCCTAGGACATAACCCAGCTCTTCCATAGCAGCTCTATCAATTAGGTCCATGCGCGGCTTGTCCGCATCAAACTTCACGCCGCCCTTCTGGGCCAACCAAGCAGTAGTAGACCCTGCTGCATTTCGAGCAGCAACTGCTTCTTTTTTGAGGTGTTCATGCGCACATTCGTCCATCCTGGCCGTAGTAGGTGGCACCACATGAGGGTAAGAGTTATGAGTCATAGTCGCCTCCTAAGTCAAATAGCTGCATCTTGGCTTGTTCAATCGCCCAAAGTAAATCGGGAGGATAAGCCATCGTAGAGTGGACAGTAATATTGCTATCCTTGTCCATACAAATAGCGATTACGTTGTCGTAGCCTTGGATATCCGCGGCTACTGACTCTACGCCAGTTAGTTCTTTCATTGGTTTCACCATTTGTTTAAGTAGTCGTTATCTTCAGAATAATAATCCATCGCGCCATCACGACGCGATTCCATCTTGAGCATAGCATCTACGTTGCGCTTAATAAAGCTCCTAGCTGCTACTTTTTTGGGCTTTTTAACTTTTTCTTTAGGGGTTCTAGGAGCTTGAACTTTTGGCTTGGCATGAATCTCATGCGTAATCGTTTCGGTAGTCCATACCCGCTGCTCACAACCTAAACACTGCCGACGCCTAGAAATCGATCTATCCTCCGCACGAGTTTCGAGTGTCTTCCATTTAAGTCCATTACANTTCGGGCATTTCACTTAGCTAATCCCATCCACAAACCAATTTGACTAAAGGCGTATCCAATCCACATGATGCCCGCTCCAGTATTGCCCATCTTGAGCTGTTGAGCGCCGACTACTGCATACCCAATCCCGACAAGTCCTACTATATAGTGACTAACTGTCATATCAAATCCTCAAGCTTAATCTTTTTTTCTTCTAAAGCTTTGGCTATCTTGCGCAAAGCATTTTCCAATATCTGCGAGACTCGTTGATGGCTGATGCCTTCAACTTTGGCAATCTCATCTAGTGTCATTGGCTCACCATCGTTCATTTTATCCCCCAAAAATATAGGTCATAGCTTTCCGGATTAACTTCAAACCCAGAGCCTTGAAACATATTTAATAAATCAAAGTAATCTCTGAAATCCTTGGCTGTGAGGTTTTGGTAGTAATCATTAGTAAAGGGCGCGGCTTCTGGTGAAGTCCTTGTTGTACCATGCTCTGCCCTGCCTGTAGTAGCGCAAGTCATAATCAACAAGCCATCGCATACGTCATACATCTTTTGGAACGTCTGCACCCAATACCGATCATGCTCGAGACATTCACAAGAGATGACAGTATCGAAAGACCGATCGGCAAACGGGACTTCATGACCTTTACATATGATGTCCACGCCAGGACCATCACCTAGATCAACTCCAGTGTAGTCACAATCGGTAAAGAATTGACGCACTGAACCATTGATATCTAGGGAACCAATCTCCAAGACGTTCTTACCTACAAAATAATCAGGGAAACGATCTCGAATACCGGCTACAAAATTCATTTGGTTTGGATGGCTCATTTATCTGAACCCCGAAATGCGCGGGCTAAATACGAAAGTGGCATTCCAACACAAAGGTTTAGGCATGACGTTATCATCAACAAGATGACGCACATTCCAACCCAGGTTAATGTAAATACACCGACTAGTAAAAACAATCCGCTTAATATAAACCAACTGAAAGAGTCCATTAGCATTGACCAAGCACCATCCTTCTTTAGCATTGTCGTTATCCTTAATTGTTTTGTCGCCACGCACTCGTGTGTAGTACGGGTTTTGCACTCTAGCTAATCCATACCCATAGGCCGGATTACGCCAAAGCCATTTCACTTTAGACCAATAACTTCTATTGTTAATAGCGTCAAAAGTAGCATCACCATCTAAGCTATTGTCTGGTGTCATGAACCAATCTAACCACGTCGGTAGTCTTGGACCACGCCCCCATACAGAGCCATTAAGCAACCATCCATCGTAGTCTTCTTTTAGTAGCACCATTAAAGGTGCTGTGATTAGTGCTATCAGAGTTAGTGCCAATGAAATAGGCACCATTACTATATATCGAATATATATCATTGCTTACCTCCAAAAATAGTTTGCATAGGAAGAAGTGGCATTAGTGGTGGCGCAAAAGGTGGCATGACGGCTTGAGCAGGTATGTTACTAGTTTGCATAGCTGGTACATAAGGCATCGGTTGAAGATTAATGGCTGTTCCCACAAAGTTATTACCTGCATCTTGGTAGAACGTCATAAAGCCAAGTTGCGTGGCTGTGCCAGTTAAGTTACCGCCAGCGTCATTAAAGTAAGTCACCTGCCCCCAGGCGCGATTACCTGCAACAGAGGCAATAAACAGAACTAACATTAGAATTGCAAATCCAATTGGTTTCATTTTTTAATAGCCTCCATCATTGTGTCGGCGTATTGCAACGCCAATTTGCACATAGTTTCGTGGTCAAATGTAGATCCTTTAGCAATCAATCCCGTCATTGCTGCGGCTGCAAATTGAATGCGTAACGTCTCTTTAAATGTTTCTTCTTTTACAACGGGTGTTGGTTTCTTAGCTACGGCCATGATTAATTCCATTCTCTAGGTTTAGGGTCTTTGACCCGGGTTCTTGGATCTTCCATAATTTTGTATGTAGTTGAAGACATCAAGACAACTTCTGTGTGTAGGCTCATAATAGAAGCAGCACATTCGTCGCTGGTACCATAGCCCTTCTTTTCCAAGCAATACTGCACAGCTAACTGAAGAGCCGCTAACCAACCTGCTTTAAAAGCTTCGGCTTGTGGATCAGTTATGACGACGTTTTTACCCCCTGCCCAGGTTTCAATAGCTTTAGACATTGCGGTCATTTTTTACCTCGCTTGGTGGCACCCAGCCATACTTGCGAAAGATCTGGCTGATGTCGGTTTTAACTGATGGCGTCCAAGCTTTGCCTTCTAATAAATACTTGGGTTCTGGAACTACTTCTTTCTTTTTCTTCATCACTTCCTCCTGTTTAAAAACACTACGGGTAGTATACGCTTGTCGCATATACCACCCGCAATAGGTACTTTCCCTAGGTCATAAACTTTACAATCTTTTACGAAAACTTTACAATCCCGATCATTTTTATTGAAATTTCATGCACTTTTTTACATCTTAGCCAATATCCGCGTGGCTTCATCCATATTGAAAGCTTTCAAAGCCAACCCCTCAAACGTGGTGAGACCAGATCCTTGGAGCCGACCACGCTTAAACCCTTTGGATAGTAAAAGCTGGGCTAGACGCTTATTAGTGCCACGCTTCTCACCATTCTGTAGGCACCAAGCTTCCCAATCTTCCCAGATATCTTTAAGAGTTTCTTGACTATCAGCATTCTGCACAAATCGCTCCTCAATCCAACGACCTACTGGATCTTCGTCGTCAAAGTATTCCTTAGTCGCGGCAAGGACAGCAGAAGGTGGTTTAAGTCCTTCTTGTTGCCAAGCTAAGCAGCCTTCAATCATCCAAGCAAAGATCTGAGGCCATTCATTTTTGAGTTCATCTGAAAGCTGTTTGTTGACAACTTTTGGAGTCACAATAAACGGCACGAGATGGAAACGACGGCGCATAGCATCATCTAAGTTTTTAATCTCTGGCTTGTGATTGCCAAGGAATAAAAGCTTAAAGGTAGGCGCGTACTGAAAGAAGTCTTGATGCATATATCTTGCAGATATCATATCACCACCAGTGATAGCCTTTACCTTGGCTTCATCCCACGCCCTACCCTCTTGAGTCTCACTTGCCGATACAAGTCTTGCGCCTTGTAGCCCAGCAAGTTCAGTAGGATGACGATCATTAAAGCTTGCCGTAAATGTCTCCATCGGGGCAATCTTGGCATACTCGCCAAGAATGCCTGAGATGGCATTGACGAATACAGACTTACCATTACCGCCTGGACCCCAAAGGAAAGCCAAGTTATGCTCACTTACTAAACCAGTAAGGCAATAGCCAGCTAAGCGTTGAAGATAGGCAACTAACTCCATATCACCACCTGCTGCCTCAGTCATAAACGCAGTCCATAAGGGTGCTTTCTGACGATAAAGTGGAGTAACTGCGGCTAACTTCGAGACAAAGCGCATCGGTTCAGCAGCAAGGATTTCGCCTGTCTTTAAATCTACAGTACCACCTGGCGTACCAAGTACCCAAGGATCTGCATCTAAGAGTTCTGCATTGGCTACAATTTGACCATTTGATTTAAGTAATGATTGCACCGCGCCCACTGTACGAGCTGAAGATATAGCGATTGCTTTTCTTGCATTAGCCATTCTCTCCTTATCAGTAGTTCCGTGACGCAGAAATTTATCAGAAATCTCTTTGCAAGTTTGTACTACCATGCCAGGAACTTTTTGCATTGTGTCTAGGCGCCAGCATTGACCATCCCATACTAACCACTTAGACCAAGCAGGGATCCACTTAACTGTCTCACCATGCTTTAGTAAAAATTGATCAGCCACCCAAATGTCTGATAGCTCTGCGGCTAATAGCTCTTCTTCCTCGTCATCAACTTCGACATCAAATGCCTCAAACTCTTCACCTGCTGAGTTAAATCCATACTGACTAGCTTGGTCATATATCCAATCCGCGCCCACGACATACGGAGGGTGCATACGATCCCAATCACCTTTGACTGTAAATGGATCGTTATCGCCACCTTCCCACTTCTGCGCCCACTCTAGGAAGATTTCGTAGCCACGACCTTCATCGTCCTGCGAAGCTGCCTTAACAGCGTAGCCCATCTTTACGTAATCATCACGACTTGGAGTATCGTTAGGGATGAGGCTCATAGCTTGAGCTAGTCGATCCATGTCTTTAGCTTTAAGACTTTCCTGCGGGGTGCTACGTTTGTCCGCTAAATTGCCTGAGCCTTCACGCTGGCACTCAATATCCATCAACTGTAGCTCATCCGCTACAGCCTCTAGAAAGAGCGCTACGGCGTCTTGAGTAATAGTCGTGAGCTTGGTTGGCTTGATGATCGGATAAAGCCTCTCATGCTCGTTCCAAGACCATTTGTAGGGTTTCTGAGTTCTAGGATGAATGCCAGATACAACGTACTGCTGTCCTTCACCAAGCACCTCAACTAAATGTTGTTTTTCTGCAACACGAAACCAGATGCGCATTCTGCCAAACGGAATTTCTGTGTGATACATGAGCAAACGCTTAGGCGCCTGACCAATACGTACGGGTGCTGGGCCTAGATGTTCAATAGCTAATTGACCTATCATCTTAGATAGTTCTTCATCCGTACAATCGATATCTACGCCAGGAAACTTACCCGCTTTGATACCAATGTTGGCTTTGTCCATATCCATCTGCTCGGCTGAAGCTTCAGTACATTCTTCATTCTGCCAACCATACCCAACCCACCGACCTTGAGGATTTTTACGACCAGGGGCTTTACCTGCTGATTCTGGTTTAACTTTGGATAAAGGCGAAAGTTCTGCGCCTGGGGGTATTACTGATACTAAATCTGTATATCCGTTTTGGTATAGCTTTTTAGCTGTCATTTCCGATATCTCTTTCCGATCCAACCTTCGGCACCGATAGGACAATCTTCTGCCCAGGTTGGTACTGCACACATAATGGATTCAAATTCTTCTACACTGCCAAAGCCTTCCGGCACTTCTGCAACCACTTCATCGTGGACAGATAGAATACACCCATATCCTCTTTCTTCTAATCGAAGCATGGCATCAGCCATGATGTCTCTAGCTACAGCCTGAGTCACGTTCTCAGCTAAAAGTCCACCATACAGGTCATGACGCTCCCACTTCTTAGTAAAGCTATCCATGCCTTCAAACGAAACTGCTTCGCTTGTTGAACCCCATGGAGTAATACGTTCTACAATCTTCGGTTTTGCATAAGCTAGTGGCCGCTTACTAGGAAGCACACACCACAAATAACCACCGCGCTGTGTGTACTTCACACTACCGACCTCTTGAACCGAACCAGGCTTTTTAGTTGCATTGATCGCGGCACGATTTAGAGCGCTCCAGTATGCCACAATGTTATGGTTGGTTTCCCTATACAAATTAACGACTACTTTAGCTTGCTCAAGCGTTGTAGGAATTCCTGCTTTGATACAGGAGTCACTAAACTTCTGAGCGCCCATTCCGTATCCTAGACCAAGAATCGCCATCTTACCAACTTGTCTTTGATCTTTATCAACACTTCCTGGAGTAACTGAATAGATCTTAGAAGCCATAAGCTTATACACATCACCACCTTCTCGGAAAGTTTCAAGCAATAAACTTTCTCCAGCAAGCCATGCTAGAACCCTCGCTTCAATTGCGGCAAAGTCTGCTGCAATTAAATTGTGACCATCTTCGGCAATCAACATCGAACGTAGCATTCCTGAGATAACAGAAAGTACTGGCGCTTTAGCTTCAATAGCTTCAAAGTCTTTGCTATATACCATTGGTATATACACCTCAATATCGGATACGTCGCCACGTGGGAAGTTTTGGGGTTGCACCAACCTACCCGCCCAGCGACCTGTAGCAGCACCATGATATAGAAGTAATCCACGAATGCGACCATCCTTACAGACAGCCTCGAGCATAGATTCAACTTTGGCTACTGAGGACTTTCCTCCATCAGCTCTGATTGCCAACGCTTCGAGCGCCGCTCCACTTGCCAACGACTGCAAGCCTTTAATCTTGTCTTTCCCAAGACCATCCACTTCAAGCCCCTGTTC